GGCTCGACCAGTTGCCAGTTGGTACAACAGATAAACGATGATACTTCCCGCGACTGCGTAAAGACACGCGATTGTCAGAATCAGCAGCAACAGGACTCGCATAACTGATGTTCCCGTCCAGTCGCTTCCTAGACGCTATCGCAATGGTCGCAGATCCACCGTCGATGATCGGCCTTGCAAGCGTTGCGAGAGTCTCCAAACCTGAAGCCTCAATATCGCCAGTCTGCAACTCAGCACTGAGTGCCGCACCACCGAACGAAATGATCTTAGCACCGTCAACCCCTCCGGCTAACAGTTTGCCGCCCACCCACAAACGAGAATCTAGGCTTGCAGGAACAGTGTCCAACGTAGGATAAAGCGCACTCAGTGCCTCTAAATCCGTTCCGCTAGTAGCAATCGTGGCAATAAAATCCGCTGTCGTGAAACCGTGGCACCACTTGTCCGTAGACCAGTTATAAACTAGCAGTTGCTTGTTGTTGAAGATGTCAGAAAAACACCAGCTAACAGTCTTGTTGATCGGATCAACTGCCGCCGACATCTGGTCAAACTTCCCCGGATCGCAGATATCGTAGAACCACCGATCTACCCGCTCCGACCCAATAGGCTTCACTTGCTGACCGTCGGTCATGTAGAAACCATCGTCAGACAGGAAGTAAGTGATCGCTCCATATCGGACTACAGACCGAGATTCGTAGCAACCCAGCGCAGAGGTGACGTTATCGAACTGGAAGAACAGCGGAGCGCCGACATACGTCATGCGTACAACCGAACGCTCCAGCAGGACGATGCCGAACTCACCACCAGTGATACCTCGAATCTCGCCACCGTCGGGGATGTCTTGCGTATCCGATTGGCTTGCAGCACCGGGAGTCCAGTCGGTCTCGTCGTTGATGTCCGACCAGAACACTCGATTCGGGTACGTCGAGGTTTTGCCCGACACTACGAAATCCCGGACGGTCGTCACAAACTGAGCAGTGGGCGCAGCAGCAGCGAGATCGGCAAAGTTGCTTGAACTTCCAACCGTCCATGCTTGCAATTTGTCCTGACCGTTTGCTCCGATCACCTTCTGACCGAACTGAGTAAACGTCCACAACGTCGTTGCAGTGTATGCCGATGCAGTCCGCGTTACATCCATCAGATACTTGTACGACACCGCAGTGCCACCGGATGTGTAAGCGGTAAACCCCGTTGAGTTCACACCATCCAGACTGAAACTGTTCGCATCAATCCTGGTGATCGTGTAGGTATTGCCGTTCAGTTGAGTCATGCCGACAACACCGGATATCGTCACCTGTATGCCAGTCCGGAACCCATGACCGGCAGAGGTAATGACACAAGGATTGGCTTGCGTAGCTCCGGTAATCGTTACGCTTTTCGTCGGGAAATAGCGCCAAAGATAGTTAGCACTCGCTCCGAACAGAACAGTGTCAGTAATCCACCGACCAACGAAACAAGTCAGCAGATTTTCTGTCGCAGCGTTAGAGAAGTCGGCAGCAGATGGCATCGGCCCATAACCTACAAGCGTAGGTAGGACGTTCTTTGCCTCAACCAGACTATCCGCTATTCCCGGACGATCTGGTGTCCACTGACCGAAATTGACTCTCATTCTGCTTTCGTCTGCTCTTGCACTTGCTCGCGCAGCTTCTGCCACAGAGCAACGGACATCTCAAGCGGCAGTTTACCCAGCCCCATCGCAATGATGTTGGCTTCTTCGACCGTGATCTTGATCGTGAACTCTTGCATATCAGGCTGCCCAGGGAAGGGGTGGCTGAATCGTGGGCGGGTTCTTCTGCGTCTCAATCTGCTGCGCGACTGCCGCCTCGGTTGCCGCCTGATTCACACCATTGGCCCAGATCCAACCAAGAACTTGGTCTTGGGTCAGGTTGGCGTAGGGCGTGAAAGATGCGGGATCAGCAGCAGGCAGTGTGCAGGTCGAGTAGACCGTACCGGAGTAGGTGTCCTCGGTGCCAGAGCAGCGCCAGCCCACTTGGAGAACTGCCTCGGACGGGTTAGCAGAGGTGGGAGTGGTTTGCATCCACTCGATTGTCCAAACGGGGGTCATGTTTATGCTCCTTATTTCTCAACAAATTCGTGAACTGCGTCAAGACCGAAATGGTCGTTGACGAATTTAAGCAAACGCTCAACATCAATCCGCAACACCTTGCCGGTCGGGGTGTGCTTGGAATGGAAAATCCACTCGTTTGTTTCTGTATCGTGCGGGGAAAGCAAAGTTGCGTTTCCTGCTGCGTCCATTACCCGCGCTTCGCCTGCTGTTGAATAGAACGACACCCCGTTTGCAAGAGTGCCTACGGGAGCAGTGCCGCCTACTTGGACGCTGCCACCAGACGATGTTTGAAAATCCCCACCCGACGTTATCCGGGCGCGTTCGGCAGAATTAACGCCAAAGACCAACGCTGACACATCATTACTTGCCGCCGCCCGTTCTGTAGCAAGGAAGGCATAGTTTGTTGTGCCACGACTAAGTGCGATGTGCGTGTTAACCTGTCCAGCAGTGCCGCTGCTAGTTGCAACTTCTAAACGAACATTTGGCGAAGTAGTCCCAACACCCAAATTCCCACTCGCATCCAGCGTCATGGCTTGGGTGAAGGTGATCGGGTCACCTGCGGTGCCGGTTCCTGCCGTGTACCAAGCGAAGAAACCGCTCCCAACCATGAACCGATTGGCAGGGTCTCCAGTGTTACGATACACAAACGATTCGTCACCTGAACCGATTGCGTTCCACAACATGCTTCCACGCGCAGCAGCGGTATTCTGAGCGGCAATTGAAAGGTAACTTGCAGACCCGATCTGCATTGCTTTAAATATGCTGTCCCATGAAGCACTCGGCGTTACCCCTAGCCCGAGGTTGCCCTTTGAAATACGCATTGCCTCAACAATGGTATTTCCTGATGTGCTGTTTTTTACGCCAAACACTAAATCGCTTAATGTGTCTCCAGCATTAGAGGTAACGATAGCGCCAATGTACGCTTGGTTAGTGTTTGCGTTGTTCGGCAACCAACGATAAATGGTTCCAGTCCAATCACCCCCACCGGCGCTATTGTTGTTTACAATTTCTTGTTGAAACGATGTGCCTATATCCCCGGCGCTTATAGCTTTTACAACACTGAGCTTTGCCCCCGGACTATTCGTCCCAATCCCAACATCCCCCGCCGCAGTCACTACAAACGGCGTGCTGTCTGGGTTAGCTGAGTCTTCTACTAATAGAGCATTGCCTGTGCCTGTCTGCGTGATGCGAACGGCATCCGTTGCCGTGTTGACCACAACCGCAAGTTCTCGCGGACAGAGGTAAGTATCACCCGACTGTGCGGCTTGAATCTGGGGGACTGCTGTATTCAGTAGCAAAAGTTCGTAAGCGGCCACCACTTTCTCCTTAAATCGGGTAATACTCGGTCCCGTCGCTGGTCTTGACGGAACTCGCTACGGTGTAATCAGTGCCTGAACTGTTTCTAGCAGGCAGTCCAATGGAATACTGCGTTCCGTCTGATCTCAAAACAATGAACGGCGCACCAGGAACGGGGACATATCCCCCCATCGTCCTGAGATTCGGAAGTTTGAGATTGATCCCGATCAACATTACAGCAGTCCAACAATGTTGCTGGCAGTCGTATTCGTTGACCAAACACGCCTAGCCATCACCGGCAAGATAACGCCAGCAGGGACGTTGTAGAAGATCACACTTCCACCACCTGTGTCGTTGATCCTGACGTTGCCAGATCCACCGATGTACAAGGCGCGAACCGGAGCAGGCAGATCACTGTCGGCAGGAGTGATAGCAATGCAGTTGACCGCGCAGCTATCGGGTGTCGTTGAGAATGGTGCAGCCATGTTAGACCTCTACCCACGAACTAGATGATGTTGAAGAATCTTGCCACAAGTTACTGACCGGAACAAACGTCGTCCCACTACTGTTTTTAACCTCTCGCGGCACTACGAATTGCACAGCAGAACTAGATAACACTCTGAGCGAAGCCTGATACTGCACCCCGTTACTAGCCTTTACCAAGAAACTATTGTCTGTCGGATCTATACGGGTCCAACTGTCAGCGTTGTTCCGTATCTCCTGCCAGATCCCGCCACCAGTAGGTAAGGAACTAAACGGGACTTCCGATAGGGCTGAAATCCCAAACATTAGAACGCAACTTCAGTAGTAAAAATCCTAGCAACCCAGCGAATCGTCTTGCCAGCCTGTCCGCTTACGGTAAGAATCAATCCACCGTTTGTAGTATCCGCAGACAGTGCCATCAGACCCCAAGTATTCGCGCCAATGCTTCTCTCATAATTCTGATAGCCAGGACTCTTAAGAACCGTTGACGCAGCATTGGCCCCGCGAACGATCAGCCCGTTAATAAGGTTGATCGTTTGGTAGTCCGTTTGGTCCCAACCAACAAGATCAATGTTCAGTAGCACAGCAGAGTTGTTCTGTAGGATCAACTGATTGGTTGCGCCAGCAGCGTTGCTATCGCTTCGCAACTTTGTAGTAGTAGCGTCTGTCGTTTGACATCCAACGATCAAACAACCAGATTGCTGCACTCCCGCCTTGGCTTGAATCGGTGATTGGGAAGCTGGGATTACCAAGTAACCAGTGATCCCCCTGGTCGTTCCGTATTCCCCCCCAATAACCCCAGACAACCCACCTGACGCAAGATTATTGCTACCCCCAACAACAGCAGAATACAGACTTGACGCTGTGTTGACAGAACCACCAACTACTGTCGAGTAAGTGCTTGACGCTAAATTTTGAAACCCACCGGAAACTGACGAGTACAACCCCGATGCTGTGTTACTGCCACCACCAAGCACCGCAGCATTTGCGCTGGAAGCAGTGTTCGACTGACCACCAGCAACCATTGTGTGCAATCCAGTTGCGGAATTTGATTGCCCGCCACTAATGGATGAATAATTGCTTGATGCTGTGTTTTGTCTTCCGCCGCTTACCGTTGCGTATTGTCCAGAGGCTGTGTTGCTCAACCCACCACTGGCAACACTATTAGTAGCAGACGCAGTATTTAGCTTGCCACCACCGACGAACGATTCTGCTCCAGACGCTAGATTTGACTGGCCTCCGCCTGCAATAGAGTACAACCCAGACGCAATGTTGTTGTACCCACCAACAACAGCGCCAAAATCATTCGAAGCAGCGTTAAACCCACCCCCGGCTATTGTTGTGTAGACATCGGATGCGTAATTGGAATATCCACCACTAACACACGAACCAGTGCCAGAGGCTTTATTGTCTTCCCCTGACAGAACCCCACTGTACGCACCGGAAGCGACTTCATTCGCAAGAAATCTTGCCTGTTGCCAATCAACCGAATAAATTCCGCGCTTGTTGCCACCAGCAGTCGTCCCTGTTGGCACTTGACCTAGCAGTGCACCTGTTCCCTTTGCAACTAACGCTAGATCGCCATTTGCCGAAGATGTAACAGCAGTCAGGCTGGCAACGTTTACCGTACCATTCGGGGATGCTGTGTTCGTCGCTCCAGTAACCGGCAGCGTATCTGTACTGATTGCTTTGTCAGCAGGGTAAGTAACAAAGACGTCCTTAACCCCAGCACTGAACGCAACCTTCGACCCGTTGGCAGACGATCCTAGAACCGTATCCCGGCTCAACACTCCACCAGAATACGTTCCGATCCCGACTTCCCATTCAGAGGTGCCAGCAATCGTGTAATAGGTCGTGTTGCCATTACCGATAACGCTGAAACCCTGGTAACCCTGTACCGGCCCTAAAAGCGTAACCGACCCCGTTCCAGCAGTGGAGGTGGTCTCTTTTACCCTGTCTTTCAGTACGAGTGCCATTATTGACTCACCCGCATTGTCAACGGAGATGCACTGAACTCAGCATCGTCGTCTGACTTGGTAAGACTGTTGATCCCTCGCTGATACAAGCCAGCCCAGGTCTGCAAGCGAGCGTCGTTCATGAGATACGGCTCTGCCTCTCCCAAAGACGCATACAGCAGGCAGTCCATCGCATTCACCGTCCAGACGTTCGTCGTCTGCGTGTCCGACAGGAACGGAGGATATGCGTAGTAGAGCATATAAAGCGTGTAGTTCGTGTCCGGGAACGGAGCGAACTTGAACTCGTCTGCCAGGATCGTGTATCGAGTGGGCTTGCCAGAATAGGTACTAGCAGAGTTGCTCGTGAATAATGACGGGGTGAGATAAATCACCGGCTGAAGCGGGTCTCCGTCAACGTACAGATCCCGCATCTGGAGGAAGTCTGGAGGAAGCTGAACCGTAGCATCACCACTCGTCGTCGTGGTGGTGACGTTCTTCAACATCTGCCGGATGCGAAGCTCTCTCCGTAAGCGAATCTCTGCCAGCCGAATGAAGTCCGGGATCTGGCTACTTAGATCGCTTCTTGCGAGATAGTTTGCGACTGCGGTTTGCAGATCGCTGTAGGTCGTTAGGGCCATGCTTTACGTCGTCCCATCCGAATGTCTTGACTCCGATATGCCCGATGTGCATCGACAGTTCGTGGTCTACCCAGACGGGAATGTCGTTTTCCATGCACCGAACACAGAAAGTAACGTCTTCCCCAATCACGTTCCCATGATCCGTCCAGATAATATCAAACCAAGGACGGGGAACTTTCTCAAACACTTCCTTAGCGACAAGTGTACACGCGAACCCGACCGCTGTCACTTGTTCTATCCCTGACTTACCCCGGCTCTCAACCTTGTGCCACACCTGATAAGGCTCGCCATCAGGCTTGCCGTTCAGCATCTCTCGCTCGATCTTGAGATTCAGCGCGGTAGGAAGGATCGGCTCCCTCCTGGTCGTAGCGTTCGTCCCAATCATCGACACCTGTCTGGATTGCAGGATCTCCAGCGCATTAGCAGGGAACCGTTGATCCGAGTCAATCCACAGCAGTTGATCCGCACCCCACTCTAACGCTTCCTGCGCCAACTTCTCCCGCTGAGTAAAGATCAGCGTTCCGGGCATCTGCAATAACTGAACTTCGTTTACACCCCGCTTGGCTTCGTACCCTACAAGCCTTGCAAGATCAAAACAGAAACCGGACATCACTTCGTCCCGGCATGGGACACAGATGGCAACTTTCAAATATGCCCCGGATGTGTGCGAAAAAAACGGTTATCAGGATGATTCAGGAATGCCTTGAACGCAGGCTCATTGAGCACTTGGAAGCCACGCATGACCCCCTTGCGGTTCAAGTCATCAATGACAGTCAACGGCAGTCTAGCAACATGGGTGATGACCTCATCAAACTTCTTAGGCGCATCGTTGAACTGTCGTTTGTTCGCTTCGATGATTTCGGAGACATCCTGTTTTGTCTCCAGAATCACACCCTCATCGGTGAGATGAGCAACGGTGTAGCGACCATCATGAACAGAGAATAATGTCGGCATAAAAGCGGGGAGAGGTTTCCCCCTCCCCTTCCCGATTACAGCGCGGGGTTCAGATCGGCTACGATTCCATGCGCGGCTTCGTTCCGCATCTCAAGCGTGAACTCGGCAAGAAGCTGAGTCTTTTCCGAGTCGCCAGTCTTGGCAAGATCGTTCGTCTGGAACGGACGAAGATAAGCCAGAGCAGCGTATTCGGGGTCAAGAATCAGCGCATCACGAGTACGCTGGAACCTATTCGGAGTGACCGCGAGAGTTCCGAAGTCGCTCAAATAGACATCAGCCGCGCCAATAATGGTCGTCGGTGCGTTGTCCGGTGCCATATAACGCTGGGCAGCGATACCAGCAAACGAAGACACCTTCTGCTTCAGACCAGAACCGACCGACAGCATCGTCGGACTACCACCCGAATCAAACACCTCGGCAACAACGGTCTTCAGCAGATCCTCGGTGAACGTGCGGGTAGCACCATCCGAACGGGTTGACACACCAATGGTCGTCGGATCAGTACCAGACGTCCCAACGGAAGTGTTCGTCTTCAGCCAGGACAGAATCGCACCGAGTTTACGAGCAGACGAGGACGAACCAGCATCACGACCCTGATTGGCAGTGATAATGGTCTCCATGTCTCGCTTTAGCTCGGAACTTGCTTTCGCAAGTTGGTAGGCTCGCTCGCTGCGTCTGCCTGCCTTGTTGACAGCTTCCAGGGTTCCCGAAGTCTGAATCGTCTTCTGGACGATCTGCGTGTAATTCCCTAGACGAGTCGTCGGGGAAATCGTGGCAGACACACCGTCCGCGCCCTCAACCGCAGCGTTAGCAGCAGTTGCAGCAGCAAGACTATCTGATTGCCACTCGTGGAAAACGGCAGTGGCTTTCGTCCGCGCAAGGGTGGACATAATCGGGGTTTCGGTCGGGCTGATGTCGTAGATGACATCGATCAAATCTTCCCGCTGACCAATAGCGGAATGTGCGGTAAAGGTAGGCATGATGGACCTCAGTAATTGAATCGCTCAAACAATGAAGCTGCATCCCTGGTCTTGCCAGACTTACGCAGCCGGTTTCGTTCCTGCTTCGCTGCATCAGAGTCGGGGTTAGAAACCTTGCCAGTTCCGGGCTTCAGAGTCTTAGGAGCCTCGGCAACCCTCTTGGCTACCTCCGGCGACTTCGACACTAGCTTGCGGTACTGCGCGGCTTCCCACAACACCTGTACAGCGCGTGAGTCATAAACCTGATTGAGTTCGCCCTCCGTAAACCCGACACCCTGTGCATAAGAACGAATATCCCGTCGGACTTCTTCACCCTTCTGCGGATCTGCGTACTCGGGAATGGCTTGCTGTAGTCGGGCCTGCTGCTCGGCAAGATACTGCTGGAGTTGGGTCTGACGCTCCGCTTGTTGCTTCTCAGCAATGCGTTGCTTTTCAGCCTGAACTGCGGCTAGTTGCTTGTCTCGCTGGACAGACTCAGCGACTTTCATCGCGTAGCCAATCGGATCGGACTCTTTCAGTGACTCTAAATCTTCCGACTTGTTCTGCTCGGATAGAACCTTTTCGATCAGTTCCAATCGTTGAGCGTACTGGTCTCGAAGTTGTTTGGCCTGCTCAACAGCGGCTTTCTCAGACTCGATAGCCTTCCGTTGTTCTGCAAGCGCCTGGGTTTTCTGCGTGTAATCAGTGCCGAGTTGATAACTTTTAATCAGGTCATCTAACGAAACTTCGCGTTCCTCACCAGCGGCTTTCACCCGGTAGCGCGGTGTTTCCTCGACTTCCTGCTGCTCAACAACCTCGGTTTCCTGCTGCTGGGTCTCGGGAGTGGGCTGTTCGCCTTCCTCTGGTCCCATCAAGCCTAGAAACGCATTGGCTGCACCGTTTACATCCAGTGGGCCACTTCCTTGCGGATTGGTGTCCATATCACCCCTTAAAGTATCTTCCAACGTTTACGCTTAATCTCGGCAGTATCAACAATCGACTGAAAGTGATTAACAACCGTGGTTAAGCATTTAATCATTCTATACGCATTTTCTCGTGCGTCAATGTCTTGGTCAGACGAGTTTAGAATAATGTCAATCTGCTCTTGACGGATTTTCTCCAACTCACCTCGAAAATAATCGTCCCTTAATAGATTCGCTGCCTGTTCTGGACTCATCCGGGAATCTCAACGTTCTGCGTAATTCCAGCACCGACCTTAGCAGCTTTCAGTTGAGCCTCGACTGCAAACTCCTGCTGTTTCAATTGGAGTTCTGCTGCGGCTTTCTCTCTCGCCAGTTGAATGTCGGCTTGCGCTTTCATTCGCTGAGTTTCAATCGCTGCCAGTGCTTTCTGCTGCTCAATCTGAATTTGCGCTTGAGCCTGGGCCATCATCGCATCCAGAGCAGGATTGGACTGCTGCTGCGGTGGAGGATTGCTCAACTGCTGATCGAGTTCAGGAGGGATCTCTTTGAAGAACTCAGTCGAATCCTTCAGCCCCGCAGCCTCGATAAACCGTCCCAGCGTCGCCCGATAC